TTGTGTATCTAATCTAAATGTACCGAGTTTCCAACTTTGGGATTGTCCGGTATTTTCTATTTTTAATTGTACAGCACGAGCTCGTGCTCTGCAATCTTGTTTTGTTGTAGATGTTGTAATGGTAAAGGGTCCTAAAGAAGAGCTTGCATAGCTATCCGTTGGGTAATTCTTTAAATTCAATGTCACTTGGGTGTTACCGGTTTGAGCTAAGAAATCAGGGATAAATCGTCTAATGGACATCATATATTCCCCATCTCCTTTAAAAGTAATTCCTCTATTTTTATCTTGAGTAATATCAAAATCCCCTGATTCAATGCTGGCTAAGATATTCGTTGTGGCACCCGTTGCTAGAACTTGATCAGTTCCTTTTTCATGTTGATAGTAAGTAGTTGAACCTTCATTATTACCCACTACATAAGTGTCCATCGTAGAAGCCACATCGGTATCCGGAGCAAAAGAGGTACCATGAGGATTTCCAAAAACAGAAGAATCTGCCCAAGTCGTTCGAGCAAAAGCTGTATTGGCATTACTAACCCATATGGGTCTTTGTAATGTTGAATCCAGATAATTATAAGAAACCATTCTATTCACAGCTTCCGATGAAGCAGTTGGATAAAACCACATAATTTCTCCAAATAAATTATTAAGACCACAGAAAATCAAATCTCTAGGTCGTGTATTTAAATCATCATAAACATAGTCTTCAACTAAACATTGCATTGATTCCAATTTACCCGTGTATCTAAAGAAACCATTTTCAGACATCCAATACGCCGCACCATCTACTTCGATGGCTGCATTCTTACCGATCAATCCGCAGTTCGTTCCGACTTGTTCAAAAGCAAAGGTAAAAGGTCTTCCCACATAACGCATTAAATAAAGTGCTGTATCAGTCCATACATATAAAGCATCCCGACCTCTTAACGATCCCATGATCCGTGATCCGTCAGTCAATCTCTGTGTACCCGCAGTATTAATTGCACTCGGTGTATATTCGGTTATCGATTCTTGATTTGAAAAACGAATAAACATATTATCTTGAGTTGTTGCATCTTGTAATGTGGTTTCTGTACCCAGAAAGACAACGTGACGATCCGGTGTGGATACAATCATGTGTCGTGATGCGGTTGGAACTTCCGTTCCACTAATAGCAGTCGCTCTTGTTGTAGAAGCTGCGCTTGAAGACGCATCCCATTCAAAACATTTTCCATTGTAAATCATCGCTAAAACGGTTTGACCAAAACTATCAATAACCCATAAGCCTGGATCAATAGTAAAGTCAGCGCCCGACGCTTCACCCCATCCAAAATAACTTGTGGTATTGGTAACGGTTGCTCCATCGGCATGAGAAGTTTTAGAAGTTCCTCGTTGTTCTCTCGCCCCTCCACTTAAAACATTCGTTGTTGTGTTATTAGAAGTATAACTAATTTCTTCTGTTCCGATTAAAATATAACCCGGACTTCCTCCACTAACATCAGTTGGAAATTGAGAAGAATCAGCTAAGGTAATACTTGTAACGGCATCATTGATGGCTCCATCTAAAGTTGAAGTTACTGCGGGTGTTGCTGTTCCAGCCCAGTTTCCAGTTCCCCATCCATGACCCGCTGCTTGTTGCACAGGGCCCACGGGATAATATACTTGAATTTTAATTCCACCAGATGTGGAAGCACCGGAGCCTCCTTCGTTAGCATCCATAGTAATGGTAAATGTCGTTGGGGTAGGCACGGAAGCCACCATAAATTTTTTATCATTGAAATCGTCCGCATCATAATTTGAATCTGTAATAGTTGAAAAATCACTAAAGAGAACAATATCTCCTTGAGTTAATCCTAAATTTGTTGAAGTGGTAATGGTGACTGTGGGAGAACCATTAGTTGTTGTGAATGCATTAGTTTCAGTTGTTGTGGATTTGATTGGATGAATATCATAAAACACCCCTCCACTATATGCATATAAAATTCTGTTTGTACCAATGATAGAATATTTAGTTCCATTATTATTAATCAAATGGTGTTGAGCCCGAGCGGCTCCAATAATAGTATCATCCCCTAGTTGTTCCCAACCCCCTATTTTTTCTGGAGTCCCATAACGAAAGCGAACATTGGCTCCGCCTTGCCATTGGAATTCTCCACCTGTTGGGGTAACTTGTTTATTAAATCCGGGTAAAAAACCTATTTTTTGTAACATAGAAATTCCTAGATTTAATGTATAATATAGAAAGGAGGGTTAATCAACCCGAAGAATTAAGCTGCTTGCCACGTAGAAGTGCCAGGATCCCAATTCCATTGAGTGGCATCTTCAAATTTACGACTGACCCAACGTTGATTGTTTTCTTCCCACCAAATCGTTCTAGCAGCTTCATCAGCACCAGTTGGTTTAGCGACTGGAGGTTGCCAATCATTGTTTTCATCCAACGTCCATGAAGAATGCGGTTGAAGTTCAATGAATGCATCTTTGGCTTCATCATAAAACATTCCTACGCCCGCATATTGTTTTCTGAATCTATGATTATACGAAGTTTGTTTCCAAATTGCACCAAATTTAATATTTTTTCCACACCAGTTTTCTCCACCAGGGTGCATATCATTGTCCCCTAAAGGACCATCGTCGGTATTAACGCTATTCGAAACAACAACGACTCTTAAAACTCTTTTTGTGCTAGGATCAATTTCTGCAAAATGTGCCATAATCTTAATTTACCTATTCTTTTTTGTTTGTCAATTTATAATTTCTAAAGTAGCCTGGCAACCCCAAAAATGGACGAGTATCATATTTATTATTAACCGCTGTTATCCCTTGATCAGGACCACACATCTGTAGACTTAATTTTTTCGCTTTCTTTACCGATAACTTTGCATCATTATAATGAAAGAAAACTTGGGCACAATTTTTTCCTTGAAAGGGTTCTCTCCAATGTTCTAGATGACATCCAGAATAAATAAGTAAATCTCCAGGAGTTAAAAGAAACTTTTTTCCTTTTTGTTTTGTTTTCCCCGATGGTTCTAAATAAATAGGCCAAGGATCTCCTCCGAGATTCATAGTAGAAGTAACTTCACAAGAATAACGATCAACATGTCGATTTAAAATATCTTTATGTTTATAGATTCGGGTATAAGCATACGTAGGATTAAGTTTATATCCCGTATTTTTTTCCATGATCGGAGTCATTTGATCCAATAACGTTTCCATACCAATATCAGCATAAGCGCCATAGGTATTAGGAACTTGAATATCACGCCAATTTCCCCAGTCTTCTTCATAAGGAGAAATATATTTTTCTTTAAAACAAAAATCAGCCACTCTACGTTTCATTAATAAATAACGATAAAGAAAAGAACTCAGTTCTTCCGGAATAGCTTTTCTTACTAGCTTATATTTTAGTTTTTTAAAATTCATTGTCCTCTCCGTAATACGTCTTTAGGAAATACCTGACAGTTAAAATGAATAAAACGAAAAGGTTCATACCCATTATCCACCGTATAAAGATGAGGAAGAAAAGAATTAAAAAATACTAATCGACCAGGCTTAGCCATAAATTGAATAATCGGAGAAGCTTCCGTAACTTTAGATCCATCTTTTAAAGGTAAATCAATTTGAGTTTTACCCGGACGAGGGTCGTAAAACATAGGTTGAGAAGTAGTTTCAGGATTAACTTTTAAAAAATAAAATCCAGAAATGTGTCCATTCCAATGGGTATGAAGACGTTGATGGCCTCCCCCTGCTTTAGCAAATTCTTGTACCCACATTTCCGTAATAAAGAGTTCATATTCTTTTAAATTATAACCTTGATCATCTAAAATATTTCCAGACGTCATCGCAATAAAATCTTGGAAAGCTCTAAATTCAGATTTATTAATTAATGTAGTTGAGTGATGAACTACACCATGATCACTTTTGTCTTTAGTTTTTTTATAACGTTCTTTAATGAACGCTTGATTATTTTTTTTAGCTTTTTGAATATAAGGATTTGTGAATTTAATTAAAGGTTTAATCCATTCCGGTTTATCCATCCAATAAACAGGAGTTGCAAAATAAATATCTTTATTTAATTGTTCACTCATTTATAAGGCCATCCTAAATTCCAACAGACTAAACTATAACGAGTCCCTTCAGTAACCGGTCTAACTCGATGCCATACATAAGAAGGAAAGACCACAATAGATCCTTTGCTTTTAATCTCATGACAAATAACTGGTTTACATTTTTTACTTTCAACATTCTTAAAATCGAATTCTAGTTCTCCCCCTTTATAATCGTTTGCATCTGATAAAGAAAGAGTTAAAGATAATTTTCTAATATGACCTTTGGCATGACCCTCTTGATAAGGGTTTGGCATCATATCACAATGCCAATTATAATGTTGATTAAGAGCATACTTAGTAAATTGACAAGCTTCGGAAAAATCCCATTGATAATTCCAACCTGCGTTCTGATTGGCTACCCGTACAAAAGGATGAATTAGGTGATAAATCCATGGGTCATCTATCCAAGCCACCATGGAATTTCGAGTTTTTTTAAGTTGTTTGGTTTCCTTTTTTGATAAAGGAGACTTAGGTGCTCCTCCTCCCACATAAGCAAGGTGCTGATTTTTTTCTAAACCATAACTAATAATTTTATCACAGATGTGATGAGGAATAATTCCTTTAAAATACCAATAATAATTATTTAATAACATCGTCTTTCCTTTCTTTCTTCAATTTTTTATTGAAGAATTATGTTACGCCTAAACTACAGCTTGCGTTAAAGGTGTGAGTTACTACACAACTTGAAACAGTAATACATCCGCCTGAAGCAACAGCTGCTGCTCCTGGGTATTTAACAATAACAACTCCAGAACCTCCTGCGGCTCCGAAGCTTGCTGCGGGTGAAGTACCTCCTGATGAGTATCCACCACCGCCTCCACCACCTTTATTGGTTGTGCCTGCACTTGCAGAATTAGCAGGGGTATAACTTGGATAGGGTCCTAAAAAGGCTCCGTCTCCACCACCGCCTGATCCTCCGGCTCCTGGTGCAGTTGGAACTCCACCTGTTGGAGAACCCCCTTGAGGTCCAGATCCGGCTCCGCCGCCTCCGCCTCGTGTTGTACAATCTCCGGGCCATGCTGATGATCCAGCTCCGCCGTCTCCACCTTTAATTTGTAATCTTGTTCCTCCGGCTCCGCCAGCTCCTCCGCCGCCCGATCCGGTCATTCCGCTTGGTGGAAAACCTCCACCTGGATTTCCTTGAGAAGGTGATACAGGAGGTGTATTTCCTGATCCTCCGGCTTGACCTTCTCCTCCGCCACCGCCCGATCCTCCGTTGGCTCCGGCATCTCCGGATCCTCCGCCATATCCGCCTCCGGCAGATGTATATGCAGAAGCACATCCTGCTCCGCATGCATTAAAAACTGAATCTCCTCCTTGTCCACCTTTACTTGGGGGAGAACCGGGTCCTGCTGTTCCAGCACCTCCCACGGTTACTACATAAGTTGTAGCACCTTTGATTGGATAAGAAGTACAAAAACGATAGCCTCCAGCTCCGCCACCTCCGGCTTGAGAACTACCACCACCTCCGCCTCCAGCGAGAACGAAAATGTTGGCATTAAAAGGATCAGTAGGCTTTACCCCACCAGATCCGAAGCCTAGAATGTTGTAGCCAAAACTACTCATGCTTTCTCCTACGAATCGTTAGCTGCGTCTGTTGTAAAGAATAATTTGATTCCAAGCAACATTGCGTCAGCTGTTAAACTGTCTCCTGAAACATCTCTATGAATTTCAAAAAAAGTGTATTCATCCGTACTTGGTGAACCCGCTATTGTGACTGCGCCACTTTCTGCCGTTACGGCTAAATCATAAGCTGTTCCGCTCATCGCTTTCGCTGCAGGTCCTACTGCAGTTCCAAAAGCTGTATTAAGAAGTCCGTCATCAGCTAGGGCAACGCCTGCTAATTTAAATAATGTTGTTCCTGTGTTAGTTGAGTTTGCTGTAAAAAATGCTTGAAATGTAACTGTGCTTTCATTCCATGATTTAGGAAATGCCACAGCAAACTGACAATACTCATCTGAGTCTTTATCAAAGTCTAAAGTTTTTAATTCTGGTCCATTACCTAATTCAACTTGGCTAATAGCTGCTGATCCACTGGTACTGTTTGGATACATTGCTGAAGCTGGAACCCAAATAGTTTCTTTACCTGCAATTTTAATTGCTCCTGTTGCATCCGCTGCATCAACTGCTTTTGCAACTCCTGTTCCATTTGGAGAAATTGTAATATCTCCATTAGCTGCATCTGTAATTTCAATAGTTCCTGAAGCGGAACCTTCATTCGTTGATAAAATTAAATTGTGAGCCCCTTTAGAAGTAATAGTAGCATTAGCTGAGGATGTACCTACAGTAATAACTCCACTTCCAGCAGGTTTTAATTGAAGGTTAACATTAGTTTCTCCCTGTGCTGCAATAATTGGGCCTGCAGTTCCTGTTGCGGCATTCGTAATTTTAACTTCATTGACCGCTGAACTCGCAACACCAAAAGTAACTAACTCATTACCATTACTATCAGCGATGTATTGACCATCGGTATAACTAATAGCTACATCTTTCGATGCATCAATAATATCTGTTCCATTGTGATAACAGAATGTTGTTACGGGTGCGCTTGATTTGTTTTGAGGAAGAGCTCTTAAAACTACTCCAGTTTGTGAAGTAACTTTAAAAGTTAATGAATAATTAGATCCACTTCTATTTGTTTTATCAACAACTAAATAACCTTTTTCAATATTAGCTGCTGGTGAACCTGCTTGTGCTGGAACATTTACAATTCTATTTCCTGCTAACGTTCCTGTAAATTCTAAAATATAATTTCTTGCATTGGAGCTTGATCCACTTGACATAGCAAGTGTGACGTCACCTGATGCCACATCAATTGCTAAATAACCCCATGTTTCTGCAATTAAATCTAAATTGGTGTTAGTTTTCGTACCCCATGTACCGGCATTTTCACCAGTTGCCTGTAATTCAATACCTAAATTATTATATGTCGAAGCCATTTATTTTTTTCTCCTACGGTGTATCAACATCACTATACGTGACATTGGAACCGGTTGCAACACTTGAATACGATATATTCGTTCCCGTGTCAATATCTGCAAATGCTATTATTCCACCACCAGAAGCGGTTGTCAAATCAGCTACTGAAGCGGTTGCCGATACTCCAGTTAGTCCCATCGTTATTGCGGTTGGACTAATTGAGCCCACACTAGCTGTTGAAGATACTCCTGTCAAGCCTATACTCATAGCTGCAGGGGTAATAGAGCCTACACTTGCGGTCGCAGAAACTCCCGTAACATCAATTAATTCAACAGATGCAACTGTAATTTCTCCTGTAGACATTGTTGCTTCAACACCATCAGGAAAACAAATCCATGCAAAACCAAATGATCCAACGGAAGCAGTAGCTGCAAGACCACCTAATCCTTGAGTATGATCCGCACCATTATTAATTGATAAAGAACCTAACGAAGCTGTTGAACTAACTCCGGTTGGAGTTTGAGTACTGGATCTCGTTTCAGTAACCGTACCTAAAGAAGCAGTTGCTGAAACTCCTGTTACATCAACTCCAAGAGCATAATTTATAGTGAACGATTGCCATGCTCCATGACCGTAAGCATTATACCCCCATGCATTTGGACCACTTAGGGCTTCCATTTCTAGTCCGGTTAAACTTGCATAAACCGTATCAATACCCCAAGATGCATCACCCCAGGTATCATGACCCCAACCTTCTGCATTAAAAGCTGAAACAGATCCGACGGAAGCCGTCATCCCTAATCCAGTTATATTTACTGATGGATTATAATTGTCGCCCCAAGGTTCATTGCCCCATGTAGCACGACCCCATCCTTGATTTGAAAATCCTGAAACACTTCCAACAGAAGTAGTTGCTGCTACACCGCTAGGTGAAGCCAGCATACTATCTTGTTCGCCCCAAAGACCTTGTCCCCAGGTTGTTCCGGCTCTATTCCAAGTGTTAGCCATAAGGAGTTCCTCCTTATGCTATTCTTAGTATAGCGTCCGAAGCGTCAGCTGTTGGGAATTGAATTGTGAAAGTTCCGCTTGAAACTGTTTTATCTCCACCAAAGGCAACCGCACATATAGCATCAGTTGTTGATGATCCTGTTCCAGTTGTTGTGTTGTAAATTAAACACCCATTGGCAGTAAAAGAAGCACTTGTCCACGACACATCTGCAAAATCACAATACGCTGTCGTTCCACTTGACGTTGGAGTAACACTTGTTAGCGATGCTCCTCCAGCTGTGTAAGCTGTTCCAGATGTGTTGGTAATTTCATTAGATGTAGAGTAGTCAGTTGTGCTTGCTCCAAGAGTTGCAGAACTTGTAAACAATGCAATTTTGAATGTATCACCAGTAGACGCTGTGAAATTGTGTTCGCCTTTCAAAAGCTCTACTTTAAATGATGTACAAACTGCTGATGTTATAGCCATAATTTACTCCTTGTTATTGAGGTGGAGACTCGATTGGTATACGAACTGTTCCATCCGTATAGTCATCTCTTCGTCTTCTACCTATTTGCATTGCTGCAAATTTCTCTATCTCCTGTTTATACTTGTTTTC